GCCAGAGAGAGTCGAGTATTCGGTGAGAGCCATGTGCGTGTACCTCGATGATGATGGATGGTCGTCATCCCGGCGTCGCTGTTACGGGGCTCGACCCGACGGGTACGCGTAGCCTACCGCATTCGCAGGCTACGCGCACGCGGAGAGCGTCTAGCGGTCCAGCCCGAGGATGGCAGCGCGCGCTGCCTTGTACTCGGCGGGGCTCATGCGAGAGATGGCCTCCGGCGAGTACTGCGACGGGGCGCCCTTCGGGGCGTTCGTCGCGCCCGCGTTGGCGGCGGGAGGAGGCGGCGCCGGCGGGGCGGCAGGCGCCGGAGGAGCGCCTCCCTCGGGCATGTATGCGCGTACGGCCTTCGGGAGCTTGTCGCCGGCGAGCCACTCACCCAGGGGAGGACGACCCTCTGCGGGGAGGCGGTCGTACGCCATACGGACGAAGTCCATCCCCTCCTGGTCGGTGATGCCGCGGGAGAAGAGCTCGCGCTCCGTCTCCCACTGCGTGCGCGCCTGCGAGAACTTGGCTTCCCACTCGGCGGCGGTCGCCTTGTAGGTGTCGGCTTGCTTCACCAGCTCGGCCTGTTGCTCGTAGCGGCTTTGGAGCTCGGCGTAGCTCTCGCGCAGCTGCTTGCGCTCAGCGGACAGGGCGCGGATGCGTTCCTCGGCACGCGAGGTGCCGACATCGTCGGTGGTCACGGTCTCGTCGGGCATGGTCACTCCTTGCGGGTTGCTTGGTAGGCCCGCAGGATGCGCCTTGCCCATGCGCGTCCCGAGTCACCGCCCCAAAGTAGCCAGGCGATACGACCCGCGGAGGGGTAGCCGGGACCGCCTGGACGTGCCGCGGGGGCCTCCAGGTCGATCTCGTGTCGGTCGAAGTATGCCACCATGCGACGGATGGTCTCAACGGAGACGACCGAGCGATTGGCGAGCTGGGTTGCGCGGCGTGCCCCGATAGGCGTACCGCCGCGGTTGAACTTCTCGCGCAGCTCTAGGCCGCGCTTCGCCTCGCGTGCAACTGTTGGCGGCGCGCGGAACCCTGCGCGGGCCCCCTCCTCGAGGAACCGGCGCAGCACGTCCGGGTGCGTTGCCGCCAGGTAGCGGCGCTGGCGCTCACTGACGACCGGCACTCGCCTCTCCGGCATCCATCTCGGAAGTCGGCGCCATCTCTTCCTCGGAGGTCGGGGCGTCGCCCTCTTCCTCCTCGACGTCCTCGACCTCTGCCTCGGCGGCTTCGTGTTCCATCTCGCGCGCCTTGTTCATCGCGTCGATCTCGGCGAGCATCGCGGCGGCGTCCTGCTCGGTGAGCGAGTCATCGAAGAGGCGCAGAGCTTCGACGCGGGTCATCAACCCAGCATCCAGCAACTCGAGCGCGTGCTTCCTGCGCGCGTCGAGCTCCGCGCCCGAGAGGGGGATCGACCGATACTGCACCGAGTACCCGCCTTCCGGGTACTGCGTGCCGAGGACGCGGTTCAACAGGATCGCCGCGGTCATCACGAGCTGCTCGTCGGAGGCGCGGAAGGACTGCGCGTAGGACCTCTGCGCCTCGCGCTTGCCCTCGTTGCTCAGGGCGATGGCGTACCCGCTACGCGCCGTCCCGCCCATGCGCTGGATGTCCGCAGGCGAGACGCCCGCGTCCTGCGCGAGGCGGTTCGCGAAGGCGGCGATGGTCTGCTCGAGGGCCGCCGTATCGCAGCCGGCGGCCCACTGCCCGATGACGGGTTGCTGCTCGTCCACCGCGCGCAGCATGAGCACGGTAGCGGGGTCGCTCACGACCTCGCGGCGCGCCGCAGCGATATCGCCCTGGATGGTCCCACCCTGGGGCTCCGCGCCGACGATGTACCGCTGAGGCCACGACGAGTCCTTGATCGCATGGAACAGCATCGACATCGCGACCGCGACGTTCAAGCTACCCTCGACCACCTCGACGCCTTCCCACGCGTCCCACAAGCGGTCACCGATGCGCTCCGCATGGTACAGGACGTAAGGCAGGATGGGGCGCCCGTCGTTGCGACGGTACGGGTACGCCGCGCCGGAGTAGTTCCCGCCCAGGTAGACCTGCGAGAGGTCCTCCCCGACCTTGCCGCCGTCGATGTACGCGCGCACTTGGTAGATCGGGTTCTCTGGGTCCGAGATGTCGAGCACGTCCCACGTCCACCGGGGCTCGCCCTTCTCGTCCAGGCGCTCGCGCAGCTCGTGGACCGAGACGGGGTAGTCCGGCCTGTCGGCGAACGACCGCGCCGTGGTCATGTCGGGCGCCACCGGACGGAACGTCAGGCGTCCGTCGGCGGTCACGTGCACGCGCTGCCAATACTCACGACACCCGACCACCAGCTGCTGGAACCGGTTCATGGTCGACCAGAGCCCCGACCGCGAAATGGTAGAGGCGAGGGCTTCCGCGTTGCGCATGACCGGGTGCGTCACGTCCGGTGGCATCACGTACAAGGCGCTCAGGGCGCGCGCGATCTGCCGGAAGATGTTGGACGACATGTCCGGGTAGCCCCATGCCGCCTTGCGAACCGTGCCCAGATGAATCTGGAGGCGGTTGTGGAGGTCCTCCTCCCACGTGCCCTCGAGGAGGCGGCGACGCAGGCGGGTGTGCTCGATGCGACGGACCTCGTAGGCGTCCGAAGAGATGACAGGGACGTTCATCCGATCCTCACGGCGTGGGGGACGTATAGCCGTCGCGTGACGAGCTCCACCGCACCATAACGCAGGCTGTCGATGCCGTGCTTGTGCTCGTCATCCGCGCCGTCCCACATCTTCAGGTCCTCGATGAGCTGCTTGCACCGTGGGTGCACCGTGAGGTCGTGCCGCAGCATCGCCGAGTTCAGGATGCGGACGCCCTCGTAGATCGAGCCGGCAGGCTTCCACGCCGTGTGGATGCGGAACCCGAGCGAGCCGACGGGGAGGCGTAGCTCTCGCTCGAAACCTTGCATCAGCAGCGCGTTGCTCTTCTTCCCGCCCCAGCGCCGGCCTCCGTGCTTGCGGTCGCCCGTCCACCTGTCGACGGACTCCACGCGCATGTTGTTGCGCCTGAGCATGTTCAGGATGTCGCGTGCGTCCTGCTCGGGCGTGGTCGTTCCGTTGCTGATGGTCTGGTCCAAGATCCAGAACCGCGGATTGCCCTCGACGCCCCCCTCGCGGGAGACGACGCAGAGGGTCGCGACCTGGCTCCCGCCCTCGGACCCGTGGTCGATGCCGATGCCGACCTGGCACTCGCCCTCGGGCAACAGGTCCGACACGTGCGCCACCGGGTCGAAGCCGGCGAAGATGCGTCCCTCGGAGAAGCCGGCATCCCAATCGCCGTGGATGCGCTGGCGTCGTTCCATCGGGAGGATCTGCGCCTCTAGACGGTCGATGTCCTCCTGCGTCAGGAGAGGACGTCCACCGATGGGCGTAGTGTTCTCGACCGTCAGGGGGAAGTGCAGGTCCTGCACGACGCGCTTCTCGACCAGGTCGCGCAGCCAGCCGAGCGGCGCACCGATGGGCGTGAGCGTGACCGCGATGCGCCCGCGGTTGCGCATGACGCGCGGGACCAGCTCCGACCAGACAGCCTGCGGGGGAGGCTCGTCCACGAGGACGTAATCGATGGTTGACCCCGCCAGCGCGAGGGCGCCCTGATTGACGGTACGGATGCGGAGAACGCTCCCGTTGAGGAACCGGACGATGGGTGTCTTGCCCCGTATACCGCGGCCTGGGGTGTATTCTGTGGCTGGATCGATAGCGTCCTTAGGGAGGAGGTTCCAGAGCTTCTGCTGGATGCTCAGAGACTGCTCCCACGACACGACCACGACCCAAGCCTCAATCGGCGCGGCGCGGACGAGCGTGTAGGGATGGCTCCCGAGGCACCGGTAGATGCAGTCGACGAGGCCCATCGTCGTCTTCCCCAGCTGGTTCCCCGAGCGCGCCAGCTTGATGGGCGCGCTGCTCGAGAGGAACGCCAACTGCGGGGGCGTCGGGTTGAAGTAGGCGAGCGGGTCCGCGACTGCCCTGCGCTGGAGGGTGTCCGCTGCACGCGCGAGGGCCGAGAGGCTCATGCGTCGTCGGTCCCCGTCTTCACCAGGCGCAGGGGAGCACCGCCGCGCCGGATGGCGACGGCTTCCTCAATGCGCTCCAGGTGCTGCGGGGGGAGCTGCGCCACGGCCTGGACGATGATCCCCAGAAGCTGCTCGTCGCTCATGGCGTCATCCGGACGGTTGGCCTTCTCGATGGCGGCGTCCAGGTCGGCGCGCGTCTGGAGCGCCCGGAGCTTCAGCGCCGACACGGCTTGCCAGCTTCCCGACTCCGCGGCGAGCTCCGCGCACTCCTCGAGCTGCGTCACGCTGGCCCGCAAGTAGTCCACAAGAGGCAAGGTTGCCGCCTGTTGAGGGTCGAGAGCGGGCTTCTTCCGATAAGGTCCACGGCGTGTTTTCGGCATGTTTTGGCCTTTTCGGGTCAAATATGAAGGATAGCGAGAGAAAGTCGAGGTGCGAGAG